ATGGTAGCGGATATCGAACTTGATGCGGCGCAGTCGATCGCCGCTGTGCTCTTCGACAAGGACGGCACGCTTTTGGGCTATGATGCCAGCTGGGGTCCGGTGAACCGCGAACTCGCGTCGATTGCCGCCAAGGGTGACGCCGTACTCGCCGACCGGCTTCTCGCAGCCTGCGGTATGGACCCGATCACCGGCCATGTGGTGCCCGACAGCCTGCTCGCCGCCGGCAACACGGCGGAAATCGCCGCCGGTCTGGTCGCCGCCGGTTCGCCCTGCGATCTCGTCGAACTGACGCAACGCCTCGACCGGCTGTTCACCGAGGCTGCGGATAAATCCGTGCCGGTGACCGATCTCAAGGCTTTTTTCGCAAGGCTCAAGGCGCGCGGCTACAAGCTTGGCATCGCCTCCAGCGACAATGAAAATTCCATCCGCCAGACGGCCATCCGTTTCGGTTTCGAAGCAGATATCGATTTCGTCGCAGGTTATGATAGCGGTTACGGCACCAAACCGCAGCCCGGCATGGTTCTCGGTTTCTGCGAGGCGGTCGGTTTCCCGCCGGAACGCGTGGCTGTTGTCGGCGACAATAATCACGATCTGCATATGGCGAAAAATGCGGGGGCGGGCCTGCGCATCGCCGTGCTGACGGGAACCGGCTCGCGCGAAAGCCTTGGCGCGGATGCGCATTATTGTTTCGACGATATCACAGGACTTGAGGCCCTTTTGCCGGAACGGGCGGTCTAAGAAGAGCCTAGCTTCCGTCATTCCGGGCTTGTGCCGGAATCCAGCCCGCCCAAGTCCTTGGCTGAAAAAAGAGTCCTTTCTGCCGCGAGGATGCGGGAAGCCGTTTATTCCATTTTGTAACCCGCAATAACAGATGGCAGGAGTAGGCTTTAACCGGGAATATCTGGGAAAATCCGGGAACCTGCGGTTAAAAGCCTTATTTTCCCGGAACTCACGACATCATAAAGACGGTCTTAAAGGCCCTTCCACGAAAATCCGGCCGCAAGAACAAATGGCAGGTAACGCGGCCGGAACGAATCCCGCTGGCTCTCACAGAGACCGACTATACCACATCACCCGACCGGCGACAGACAGCCCCGGAACCTCAGCGGCGGGGACTTCCTCGGGCGGATATACCGCGTTGTCGCTGATCAACTGCAGAGAGCCGTTCATTCTTGGGTGAACTCGCTTAACCAGAAGCATATTCCCGTAAACGACACAGTAGATGCCGTTATCGCGGACTTCCGCGACGGATGTATCGATCAACAACACATCGCCGTCGCGGATCGTCGGCTCCATGCTATCGCCACGCGCCGTGATAATACGGGCGAACGACGGCGCAACGCCGATAGACCTTAGCCACGCGGACTGAAACGCCATTAGCTCAACGGCTTGCTCCTGCAAAGCGAGAGCGCCTACACCCGCTGAAGCCTGAATGTCTAGCCTCGGCACCAGTGTCAGGTCTGTGCTGTGGTCAGCGCCGTAAGATTTGACTTCAAGGGTCATCACGGGGCCGTCCGGCCCATGCACCACGATATCCGGTTCATAGGCCGGTGAGCTGGCGTGCATTGGGCCGCGATTGGCGGCCAGCCAATCAAGGGTGACATCGGCGGCATCCGCAATCTTTATGAGCTTATCCAGCCCCGGCATCGACCCTTCAAGGTACTTCCGCAGCATCGAATCGCTGATGTCAGCCTTCTTTGAGAAGGCGTGAACTGATTCGAACTTTGCGATCGCCGTTTCCAACCGTTCTGCGAACGTTGTTCCCATTATAGTGTAACTCTGACCGTGGGTCAGACATCATGAAACCGCGCCACGATCCGAGATATGGCAGCAATATCAATGGTCTATCCCCAATTCACACCATAATTGGAAAAATTAAAGTCTGACGCGCACCATAGGGGCAATTGACTTTACTTTTTCGCACTATGGTGCGAATATGTGTTGCAACAAAGTTTGAACGCCAACCCCCAACCAAACCGACCTTTTGCCGAAGGTCAGAAAAAACAGGGAGCAATCATGACGCCCACAAAAACGTGGACCCGCACGACCATCAAAGAGGAACTGTTACGGCAGAATAAAACCCTGACCGGAATAGCCCGCGATGCTGGCCTTTATGCGAGCGCCTGCCGTGCAGGGATGATCGGGGCCAGCCGTCCCGGTGCCGAGGCTCTTGCCAGCGCACTGGGCGTACCTTTCCGCGAGATGTTTCCCGACAGCTACACGCTTGGTCGTCACGACCGAGGCGACACTAGCAGCAACACGAGCGGCAACACCAGAGCAAAAAAGTCGTCGAAGTCTGACGGCGCGCAGAGTGCCGCCTGATGTTTCCGTCAGGCCGCGCATCCTTTCCTGACAATCCAGAGTGCCATATGCAGATTGAATTTCTGTCGCCCCACCTGATCGACGTCTCCTCCGACGCGAAAAAAGTCTCACCCGACGCCATTCAGGCGTTGGCCGAAAGCTTCCAGCAGATCGGGCAGCGCGTCCCGGTCGAGGTCGTCGCGGGGACCGAAGGACGGTATCGCCTCGTCTTCGGTGTCAAACGCCTCGCTGCAGCCGCATCGCTCGGCGTCAACATATCCGCCATCGTTCGCCAATCGGACGAATTCGCGAACGACGCCCAAATCCGCCTGACCGAAATCTCCGAAACGCTTTATCGCCACGAGCTGTCGGCGCTGGAACACAGTGTCGACGTTGCCGATTGGTGCGCGATCTGGCGGGCCGCGAACCCCGTCCGGCGCGGCCCGAAGCCAAAGCAGGAATTAAGTGCAGGGTCTGCACTAAACTCCGACGAGGAGACGATCGAGACCGCCGCCGCGTTCTCCGGCACCTTCAGCGAGGCAGCGCAACGCTTCCTCAAGATCAGCCGCCGCAATGTTTTCAACGCCCTCAAGATTGCCAGCATCCCGGCTGAACTGCGGGAGCGTATCGCGCTGGATGAGGGCTTGGCAGACAACCAGCAAACCCTTCTGGAAATTGCTGGCCAGCCATATGAGCGCGCCGCCCGTATCGTAGAGCTACTGATTTCCGGCGAGGCGACGAATTACGCCGACGCTATTGCCATCATCGATCAGGTTCCCCGCGCTAACCCGCTGGCCGCATGGGAAAAGCTCAATGACCGTTTTACGCGGCTGAAGCCCAACGAACAGGACGCTTTCTTTAGCCTGAACGAAGCTTCCGTCATGCGTTGGCTTGCCGAGCGGAAGGCCGCTCGCCGATGAGCAAACGCCGCGACCCTCTCACGAAAGACCTTTTCGAGTGGACACCGCCGCAGGTGGCGATCCGCTACGAGGAAGGCGTGACCGGTCGTGGCCCGCTCGATAACCGCATCTCCCGCCTCATCGCCCGCGCCCTGCGCGATGCCCGCGATGACGGGTTTCAGCGGTCAGAGATCGCCAGCGCAATGAGCAAGTACCTCGGCCGCACGATCTCAAGCGCGATGCTCGACAAGTGGGCGTCGGAAGGAAGTGGCGAACACCGCATTCCGCTCGACGCCTTCATCGCGCTTGTCCACGCCACCAAAGCCAAGGAGCTGCTCGGTTTCGTGCCGGGCGAGTTCGGTCTCACCGTCATCGAGGACGAATACGCCGAGATGATCGAGGACCAGCTCCTTGAAGATCACATCAAGGAAATGGAGGCGCTGAGAGCAGCTCGCGCCGTAAGGAAGAGAGCACGCCGATGAATATAGCCAGCAGCATCGCGCCATTCCTGCAGTTCATCTGCCATGTCGCGAAAAGCCAGATCGTGAAAGACGTCTCAGCCCTTTGGGCCATCGTCTGTTTCATCCTCGGAATGATCTATTTCTCGCAGGTCGCTACGGCGCTTGTCCTGATCGTGAGGGCAACACGTTGAACACCGTTCCTTTTGCCTCCGAAAAGCGCCGCCTGAAGGAATGGCTGACAGCGCGTGAGATCGCTCGGGAAGCCTTACCCGGCCTGCCCACAAGCGAAAGCGCGGTGATACGTTATGCGCGGCGCGAGGAGTGGCAGTCCGTTCCTTCCCTTTGCCGCGCCCGAAACGGCGTCGGCGGTGGTCTTGAGTACCACTATCGCCTGTTCCCGACGCTCGCCCAGGTCACCTATGTGCAGCGCTATATGGTTGTCGGTAGCGAGCCGGTAGACCAGCAACCCGAGCCAGAACCTGCTGCCCCGGCATCGTTATCCGATCGCGCCCGGCGCGAACGCGATGCCCGCTTGGCTGTTGTCGCCGCCTTTGAGACCTTCTCAAAGGGCCTTCCAATATCAGTTCAGGCCTCCATGTTCATCTTCTGCGACCGGTGGAACATGAACATGATCCAAGCTGATGCTTGGGTGAAGGACATCCTGCCGCAGATTTCCCAGCGCTCGGTTTTCCGGTGGCGTTCGGCCAAACAGGCTGGCGCAAAAGACAAGCTCGCCGTCGATCGCTCAGAGGCCCGCAAGGGCAAGGGCTTGCTTGACACGGCGAACGATGGCGAGGTCCGAGCCTTTGTGCTGGCATGGATCGCCAAGAACCCGGCGCTGTCGGCGGATGCCATTCGCGGCTACTGCGAGCATCATTTTGGATCGGAGCTGACGGATCGTAACGGCGAGTTGAAACCGCTTCCGCCGCCACGCACCTTCCAGCATTTCATCGCGCAGTTGAAAGCAGACGAAAAGGTCGTGCTCACCAAGATCACGAACCCCGATCAGTTCCGCTCGACAATGAAGCTGTCCGGTACCGGCACCTATCGTCATATTAATGAGCCGAACGCGCTCTGGATGATCGACGCTTCTCCTGTCGACGCGCTCTGCATCGACGGCCGCCATTCCTTGTATGCCTGCATCGACATTGCGACGCGTCGGTTGGTCATTACGCTGTCAAAAACCCCGCGAGCCTTGGCCGTAGGTTTGATGATGCGTAAAGCCATTCTCAAATTGGGCGTGGCCAAGGTCGTGAAGACGGACAACGGCAGTGATTTCGTTGCTGTTTCAGTCAAACGCCTGTTCGCCGATCTCGATATCGAGCCAGATGTTTCCGATGCCTATTCGCCAGAGCAGAAGGGTCACGTCGAGCGCGTCATCAAGACATTTCAGCACGAGGTTTGCCCACAGCTTCCCGGTTACATCGGCCACTCCGTCGCCGATCGGAAAGCGATTGAAGGCCGCAAGTCGTTCGCGCAGCGTCTAGGCGCGGACGAAAAAGACCTGTTCGAAGTCGCTCTGACCGCCGAGCAGCTCCAGCGCCATATCGATGACTGGTTGGAATATGTCTATCACGAGCGGGAACACGGTGGCCTGAAAGGCCGCTCCCCCAACGCGGTCGCAGCCGCGTCGACGGCGAAGATCAAACGCGTTGACGAGCGTGCGCTGGATGCGCTGTTGATGCCGGTCGCTGGCAAGAACGGCCATCGCGTCATGCAGAAGCGTGGCATTCAGAACGATGGATTCTTCTACCTCTCCGGCTCCATTATGGTCGGCACTGACGTCTTTTGCCGCCTTGATCCGCTCGACATGGGCAAGATGTACGTCTTTGACGGTGAAACCGGTCGCTATCTCGATGTCGCGATCTGCCCCGAACTCGCGGATGTCAATCCGCAGGCGTACGTCAAGGCGCAGAAGCAGATTGCCGCTGACCTCATCAGTCAGAAGGAACGCGAGATCAAAGCTGATCTCCGCGAGCTGAAGAAAGGCCCTTCCGGCATCGAGCGCACCATTGAGCTTGCCAAGAGAAAGAAGGCGGAGCGCGAAGTCGAGACCGCCAACGTCATCCAGTTGCCCAAGCGCGAACAGCAGCACAGCACGCCCGCCATTGTCGCAGCACTGGAGGCCATGACCGCGCCGAAGGCACCGCAACCTGCCACGCTCAATGAGAAGGCGGCGGAAATCCACGCGGCCATCGTTCGCGAGGCCGAGCTGAAGGGCAATTCCACAGTCATTCATCTGGACCCGGATGCGGCGCTTTCCGACAGCGCCCGCATGTTCAAGTGGGCGCAGGCCGTCGAGGCGCAGATCGCCTCCGGTGTCGTCATTGACGACGCCACGGCGGGCAAGCTCGCCCGCTACAAGGCCAGCGCCGATTACCAGACGCGCCGGGACATTTTCGAGGATTTCGGGATCGACGCCGCACTGCGCGGCTAGGTCAAGAAAAAGGGGCCGACTGCCATCGACCCCTCTGCATTGCAATAATTACGAGGATTAAAATGACGACACAACCGATGAAAGTCAATGGCGACACAGCTCCGATCAAGAACGTCACTACGGCGCTCACTCTTGTCCGGTCGCTGCAGAACCGCCATCCCCTGCAACCGAACCTTGGCGTCCTCGCCGGTTACTCCGGATATGGCAAAAGCGTAGCGGCGCTCTATTGCCAGAACAAGACCGGCGCTGCCTATGTCGAAGTGCGCGACACATGGACCCGCGCCAAGCTGCTGCGCTCGATCCTCTCCGAACTCGGCGTTTACCAGCCACGCGGCACGCTGTCTGACATGGAAGACGAGGTCATTGGCCTTCTTTGCCGCGATCCGCGCCGCCCTCTCATCATTGATGAGGGCGACCTGCTCATCAAAAAGAACCTGATCGAGCTGGTGCGCGGCATTGCCAAGGCGAGCGGCGTCCCGGTGATGCTTATCGGCGAAGAGCTGTTCCCGAAGAAACTTGAACATGTCGGGGACCGCTTCCGCGATCTCGTCCTCGATACGAAATATGCCCATCCCTGCGACATGGAAGATGCCCGCACGTTGGCCCGGACGTTCTATCCGAAGCTTTCGATTGCGGATGATCTGCTCGAAAAGGCCAGAACCGAGGGCGAAGGCCGGGTCCGTCGCGTCGGCAACTCTCTGCATAACATTGCCGAGGCGGCTGCGAGGATGGGCCTTAGCTCCATCGACCTCGCAGCTTACGAGGGCGGTAACGGCCTGTTCTCGCGCTCGCGCCTGCCTTCCAGAAAGGAGGCAGCATAATGCGCGTTACTCCGATCGCTCTCAAGATTTCCGTCGCCAAGGGCCAGCGCGTGCTGACCGGTCAGGATCATTACTGGAAGCTGATGATGGACGCCGACATGCGCAACCAGCCCTTCAGCGTGGACGATATCTTCGGCCTGTCCAACAATCGCGGTCGGGAGCAAATCTCGACCTTCCTCGCCATGTGCGAAAAGGCTGAACTCATCAGTCGCACCGGTGACCAGAACCCGCGTGGCATGGCCTTGTTTCGCATCGTGGCTCGACAGTCGGCCACGCCGGTATTCAAGCGGGACGGTACATTGATCGCTGACCCGATGACGGCTCGGCAGGCGCTCTGGAACGCCATGCGCTCTCCGTTCTTCAGGAATGGTTTCAAGCTCATCGACATTTCGGTGCATGCCTCGACGGATTCGCTGACGGTCGCACAGCGTTCGGCCCGGCTTTATATTTCCTGCCTCCTTCGAGCCGGGTACTTGATCGTTCTGCAGAAGGGAACGCGGCTGGAGCCAACGATCTGGCGGCTTGTTCGCAATACCGGCCCGATCGCGCCGAAGCTCCTCAAAACCGAGTGCATCTATGACCCGAACGCCGAGAAGATTTTCGGCGAGCCGGAGACTGTCGAGGTTGAGCCATGACCCCGACAAAGCCTAAGCCCGACAATCTGGAAAAGGCCCGCGCCGCATGGGGCGAGCAGCCCCCGGAATGGATTATCGCTCTGGCGGAGGCTTGCAACGCCGAAAACCAGACGCTGGTCGGCAAACGCATCGGCTACGCCGGTTCGACCGTCAGCCAGCTCCTTTCGAACAGCTATCCCGGCGATGTCGGTCGCATCGAGCAGCTCGTGCGCGGCGCTCTCATGTCCGAGACCGTGCGCTGCCCGGTCCTGCAGGAGATCGGCCGGGATGTCTGCCTCGGTTGGCAGCGCCGCCCTTTCAGCACCGCCAGCGCCAACGCCGTCCGCATGCATCAGGCCTGCCGGAATAATTGCCCTCACAGCCGCATAAAGGAGACGAACAGTGAAGCGTTTTGATTACCTTTCCGATCGTTTGCGCGACACCCGCAACAGGATTGCCGAACACCGGCATGGCGGCGTTGTCATGTCGAGCGAAGAGGTCGAGCTGCTGGTAAAGCGTCTCGATGGCTACGCCGAGATGGCCGTCGCCATGGAGACGCAGCTCAACGACATGCAGCTCTTGAACAGCGCCGAGTTGAACAAACTCGTCCCTCCGGCAAGCGCGACCATCCTGCACCTGATGCGTCCTGGCACCAACGTTGTGCCGTTCCCGCGATCTCCGCACAGCTCCTGAAACTGCCTTCGAAGGGCGTTTGAGCGCCCTTCAAGTCCCACTTAGACCAGAGGAAACGACCTTGAAAAACGCATTGAGAACCAAAACGAAAGCCATCTCCCGCGTACCGCAGAACCGTGAGGACGCCATTTTTGCTGTCGGTCGGATCGGTGTCCTGCGCCGCTCCATCGCCGCGCAGAAGGCGCTGGCTGACGAAGCCATCCGCCTTGTGGGGGAGAAGTTCGAAGCCGATACCGCTGCGATGCTGGAAGAGCTGGCGGAGCACGAGCGCGGCGTGCAGACCTATTGTGAAGCAAACCGCCTTGCCCTGACCAACGACGGCAAGGTGAAATACCACGATTTTGGCAACGGCCGGATCAACTGGCGGTCCCGCCCGCCGAAGGTGTCCATTCGTGGCGTCGAGGCCGCGATAGAGGCGTTCAAGAAACTCGGTCTGACTGCATTCATCCGCACCCGCGAGGAACTGAACAAGGACGCGATGTTGGCCGATCCCGACAAGGCCCGCCTCGTCAACGGCGTGACGATTTCCTCCGAGGGTGAGGATTTCGTGATTGAACCTGCCGAACTCGAAACCTCCTTGATCAACTGATGCTCGAAACATCGTTCATCACAAACTCGGCGAACGTCTAACATGAAAAGCCTCCACGACTTTGTACTCCATCGCCAGTTCCTCGAAACCCTTCAGGAACGCGTCAAGGAAAAACAAAACTGGCTCCCAGTGGAATGCCGCTGTGCCAAACAGCGAGAGCTTCTTATCGAAGGTCATAAATTCCATTGTTTGGACGCCGCTCGCGTGCCTAACAACCACTTTGTCGTCATTGGGGACATGGAGCGGCTCGAGGCTGCGGAGAACAGCGTCGAGATTGTAATTCAACAAGTTCAGCTGCGTGTGCAACGGTCCATCGAACAAGTCCTTGGCTCCGACCAACTCATCCCTAGTCAACTCAAGTCCGATTATGTTGCAGAACGTTTTGATACGAGCGATTTCAGAGCGATCGTTGTCGGTAAACTCGCCAATCTCCACGAGTCTGTTCAACATGGCTTCGGGCGACCACCTGGGACACGCTTCTCTTTGGAGGCGCAGAATGTCGAAGTGTGCATACGCTCGCGCAATACGAAGTTTATCGGGCCGGACTTGAAGGTCGAACAGCTGTTCGTGTCGGATCTGCTGTCGCTCCTCGATAATTCGAGACTGTATAATCGTAAACGCCGCAGCGCCGATAGCAAGAATGCCGGTAAAAAGCGTCTGGAAATCGTAAATTATGTCGCGCCAACCGCCGCCGGCCGTCTGATCAAAAACCGAGCTGGGCTCCGAAAGGAATATCGGACCGAGCAACGCCGTAACTACGACAAGAACGACCAATACCCACAGTCTAGTCTTTTGATCTTCCGACATTTCGCACCCCCGCGCAGCTCTGCTCACATGTGCAGTTTGCATTTTTCCGTGCGCTCTAAAAGCGCGTGCGGCGAGGTGGCGGCATGAGCTACGACTATATCCGCAACTATTACGGCATCGAAATCGCGGTGAACCGTCTCGTGCGGCACACGGTTACCGCCCGCTATGGCAAGATCAAGCCGGAAGGCCGTTCGCATCAGCACTACGTCAAAGTGCATTTCCACGGCGACAAGCACTACAGCAATTGTCATCCGGCCGAGTTGGAGTTTGTCGCCCATGACGAGTAAGCGCCAAATTCCGGCGGCCTTTACCAAGGGCTACGTCCTCTGCTCACCATCCGGAAAGCTCCAGACGAGCACATGGAGCGCGACCGCAAAACGGGCGATCGCAACCAAGTACCGCAAACCGGAAACGTGGGAAAAAGCACGAGGCAGAGGCTGGACCGTCCAGCTCGTCTATGTGCGTTTTTTTGTCCCGGTATTCAAAGCCACCTTCACAACCCCCGAAATGAGCGAGGTCTGCCATGCCGAAGAGATTTGAAGCCGATCAGCTTCTCACGGCGCTTGTCGATGCGTTCCAAAAAGAGGGACACCAAACCGTCTGCCACGGAGACCGCATGTTTGCCAGAATTGAAACAATCGATGATGACGGCGTCGTTACCATTTCCGAGGTCAACCTTTCGGATATTGCGGTTCGTGCTGTCCGGAGGCTCTCGCAATGAGACTGTTTCCCGAACTCTGGCCCTTTGGCGACCTTCCGCCATTTTCCTTCGATCTGATCATGGCCGACCCGCCGTGGCTATATAAGCTGCGGTCGGAAAACGGCGAAGGCAAGTCCGCGCAGGCTCATTACAAGTGCATGCCGCTGGACGAAATCAAGGCCATGCCCGTTCTCGATCTCGCATCGGAAAACTGCCTTCTCTGGCTCTACGCCACAAATCCGATGCTGCCGCAGGGATTGGAAGTTCTGAAGGCGTGGGGCTTCGAATTTGCGACCGCCGGCTCTTGGGAAAAGACAACCCGGCACGGAAAACAGTCATTTGGCGGCGGATATATTTTTCGCTCATCGAATGAGCCGATCCTGATCGGCACGCGGGGCGAGCCTAAAACGACCAAGTCGGTTCGCTCATCCTTTCGAGGGCTGGCTCGCGGCCACTCTGTCAAACCCGAGGAAGGCTACCGGCAGGCCGAAAAGCTGATGCCGAACGCCCGGCGGCTTGAGCTTTTCAGCCGGACCAACCGCAAGGGCTGGACGGTGTGGGGTGATGAAGCCGGAAAATTTGGAGAAGCAGCATGAGCATTCAACGTGCAATTTTTGGCGGGTTCCGCCAGCTCGGTATCACTGAGGAAGACGCACAGCGCGCAATCTACACCCGCGTAACAGGACAGTCTCGCCTCTCGCTGATGACGGCCCCGCAGCAAGACGCCGTCATGAAGGAACTGCGCCGCCTCGGCTACAAGCCGGTTGCCGTGCGACGCAATGGTCGCCGTCGCCTCGACGGCCGCTATGCGCCGAAGATGCAATCGCTGTGGATCGCGGCCTACAATCTCGGCATTGTAGAGGACCGCGAAGACAGGGCGCTGGAGGCGTTCGTCAAACGCCAGACCGGTCTCGACAGCGGCCGGTGGGTCAACAACGCCGACGATGCCCGAGCGGTTGTCGAGGCCTTGAAAAGCTGGATCGCCCGCGAGGCCGGTGTGGTGTGGGCCGATCGCAAGCCCTGCGAGGCGTACACGATGCGCTACGGCTACAAGATCGCGATCGCGCAGCACGCCATGCTGAAATCCATGCTCTGCGATGGCTTCTGGCCTTCGGTCACTGGCATTCTCGATCAGGAAATCACCTATCGGAACGTGACCGACAAAGAGTGGATCACGATCATGGATTACTACGGCAAGCTTATCCGTGGCCGCCGCGCACCAAAGACGAAGGCGACTTCCTGATGGTCGCCTACGGTTTCAAATCCTTCTTCAGCGGCCAGATCGAAAGCGGCCACAAGCGGCAGACTGTGCGTGGTGACCGCGCCCGCCATGCCCGACCGGGCGAGCGCGTGCAGCTCTACGAGGCCATGCGCACCAAGTATTGCCGCAAGATCATTGCCGATCCGGTCTGCACGCATGTCGTTCCGATCGAGATCGTAGTGAGCGACCTCATCAATGAGCTGGTCGCCAGCATCGTCATTGGCGGTGTGCACCTGCACCGGACCGAGGTCGAGGCATTTGCCCGCCGTGACGGCTTTGCGCCGGAGCTGCTCGGCAACAGCTATCCGGCCAAGCTCTACGGCCGGACAGCGCGGGAGACGATGGGCCGGTTCTGGATGAAAAACCATCCGGGTGTCTCGAAGTTCACCGGCGTTCTGATCCGCTGGCAACCGGAGGCACCGACGCCATGAACCGGGACGTCTCTCCCATGACCGTCATGCCGCTCTTCGGCTGGCCGGAGCAGCGGGAGATAGACGTTCTGCAGGCGAAGCGGGACGAACTGGCGGCACGCGCTGCCAAGCTCCCGCAATTTTCACACAAACGTATCGAGCTGGAAGTGCGGCTCAAGGCGCTGACCGAAGAGCAACTCAAAATTTCGAACAGGATCAATCATGGCCGATGACATCGCAGCAACATCCTCGGAAATCATCGTAACCGATCGTGCGATCATTCGTTATCTTGAGCGGGCACACGGTCTGGACGTTCTTCATTTCCGCAACCACATTGCCGCACTTGTTGCCAACGGCGTCAAGGCTGGCGCGAGCGGTGTAACCGTCGAAGGCGTCAAACTGGTGCTTCAGGGCAATACGGTGACCACTGTTCTTCGTCGCGAATGGCATTCCCGCGACTTGAGGAGCAAGGACGGTGACTCGACATGAGCACGCTTCCGGGCATCCTCGGCGACATAGCCGATATCGCCGGCGCATCCGTCGCCCTTGAAATCGCACAAAGCCATGGCGGCACCCGCGTCTCCATTCCGCCACGCGCCGAGCCGGATCACTGGCTGACGGCATTAGTCGGTCTTGAGACCGCGGACCGGATTTGCCGTGGTCTTGCAACCCTTGACGCTGAAGGCCGCTTAAAGGGCATCAGCAAAGAGGTCATTCCTCTCGGACCCGTTTCGGTGATGAGGAATGCCCGGCGAAAAGCGCGTCAGGCGCTCGCTGAAGGCAAGAGCGCCAGAGAGGCCGCACGCCTTGCGGGCTTGCATGAAAGGACGATTTGGCGCATGAAAGCAGAGGAAGATGACGGCCAAGGTAGTCTCTTCTAGGTTCGGCTGACACCTGTCAGCCCCGGCGCTCAACCTGAAAAACGCATAGTCGCTCCAGTTCGCAATCCGCGTCTGGAGCTTTTTTCATGCCTCGAAACGTCAGCCCGCGAGGGCGGAGATTTATCTACACCCGCGAAGGTGTTGTCAGAAAGGCCTATCGTGATGCTGTCGGCAAATGGACGATCGGTGCCGGCCTGACCGCCGACTCCGGTGTTATCGTGCCGAAAGCCGGCATGGTCATTACCGAGGCGGAGAACGATCGGCTTTTCGATCTTGCCGTCGATCGAAACTACATGCCGCGTGTGCTCAAGGCTCTCGGCGCAAGCGCGAGCGAACAGGCGATCGACGCCGGCGTGTCTTTCGACTGGAACACGGGCGCGATCCTCAAGGCATCTTGGGTTAAATCGTATCTTGCCGGAAAACACGCCGAAACGCGCCAGCGGCTCGGCCTCTGGAAGAAGGCCGGCGGCAAGGTGCTGCGCGGCCTTGAACGCCGCCGTGCGGAAGAGGCCGACATCTTACTGCTTGGCAAGTATCCTGCCGACATCAATGTCGTCGGCCTGACGCCCACTTCCGAGACCACGCGGTTTGCGGTCTTTGTGGTGTCGGTAACGCCCTCGGAAATCGAGGACATCAGGAAGGGGTTCACAAGCATCGGTTTTGACGCTGGGCTTGCCACCGGCAAAGTCCTGCGATCGGCAGTCGAGGCTTTCCAGAAGGCCTATGACCTCACCATTGACGGCAGGATCGGCCGGGCCACGCTGTCCACCCTGCAGCGCGAACTGGACGCCCGCCGCAAGGCGAAGAATGGCTCGGTAACGACCGCTGCCAGCACCACAGTCGCGGCCGGCGATCAGGTCGTCAGCACGGTGACAACGCCAGCGCCGGTCGATCCGTCCTCCGTTGTTCCGGATCACCTCGCTTCGTGGGTGGGCGGCGGCATTGCCGTTGTCGCGGTCGCCTATCTTGCGTGGCAGGCGTACCAGTACCGTGACATCATCGCCGTGCGCGTTGCCGACAAGGCTCCGCGTCTTGCGAACTGGCTGCGGAGCTTCTGACATGAGCGCAGCCATCACCTCCATTCTCATCGCGGCCGCCACGAAAGTCGGTGCTCCCATTATCAAGGGCGTGCTGGAGAAACATGTCGGCGGGCTTGCCGGAACGCTCGCCGGTACCGTGGTCGATCAGGTCGCCGAGCGCCTCGGCGTCGAGCCGGAAGCGTTGCCGACCGTTGATCAGGCCGAACTCGGCGAAGCCGTCAGCGAGGTCAATGCCAATATGCCGGAGTTGATCGTCCTTTATGAAAAGGGCCTTCAGGGGCAGTTCGCGCTCCTCCAGGCCGAGCAGGCCGAGGGCTTCTGGCAGAGCGCTTGGCGCTGGGGCTGGATGTACCTGCTCGCATTTCTGTGGATTTGCGCTTTCCTCCTTTTCCCGGTTCTGCGCGTCTTCGGCATTCATATCGATCCGATCGACAGCGCCACACTGATGACGCTGACCGGCTGGTTCATCTCCCTCTACATGGGCGGCCATACCCTGAAGGAGTTCGGAAAGCAGGCGGTGGAAGCGGTCAAGACTTGGAAGCGCACCCCATGAACTTCGGCGGAAATGCTGCTTTCGAACAGGCCGACATGCGGGCCGAGCAGGAACGGGAGGCAGGCATCGCCGCTGCCTCCCTGTCATTGCGCACCGCTGGCACCAGCCAGTGCGAAGACTGCCCGAATGACATTCCCCGCGAGCGCCGTCTCGCCCTTCCGTCCGCCACCCGTTGCATCCGGTGCCAGACCAAACACGAACAGAAACAAAGGTACCGGTGATGGACATGGAAAACCTAAGGTCTTGGCTCGGGCTGGTGTCGCTCGTGATTTCGGTCGGAGCGACGATCTGGCTGTGGCTGACTTCCGGCGCCAAGAAGACCGCCAGCGATCTGGCCGAGTTCCGCCGGCAGGACGCTGAAGAAAAGAAGACGATGATGGCGGCAATCACCGCGATCGCCCAGCGAACGCAAGCCCTCGAAAGCGACATGAAGCATCTGCCTGACGCGAAAGCCGTCATGGAAATGCGTCTGTCGATCTCCGAGCTAAGCGGCAAAATCGGGCGGATGGAGGAAAGCCAGATCGGCGTGGCGCGCACCGTCAATCGCGTCGAGGACTTTTTACTGAAAGGTAATGCGGCAGCATGAGCGACTATAACCAGCATCTCACCGTTGATGCTCGCCTCGTCATTTTGCGGGCTTTGAACGACCAGCCTGATGGCCGCCTTAACGAGAGCATCCTTTCAACGGTGCTCGAAACCTTCGCCCATCGCCGATCGCGGGAATGGATTCGCCAGCAGCTTCGCTATCTGGCGGACATCGGTGCTGTCCGCAACACCGAAGCCGGAACCGTCCTCATCGCTGAAATCACCCGCCTCGGTATCGACCACGTCGAGCGCCGGGCCATCCTCGAAGGCGTGAAGCGTCCTTCGCCGGCGGTGTGATGATGGGACGCGGTCGCCTGTCGGGAATCGAGCTGCTGCCGGACGCCTGCGCCGACGCGGTCGCGTGGGCGGCCGAGGAGCTGCAGAAGCGTGAAAGAACGCAGACCGAAATCTATCAGGATTTCGTCAGCAAGCTTGAGGGCGTGCATCGCGAATATCGCGGCGAGCTGGAATTCACCATTCCCTCGTTTTCGGCTTTCAACCGGTATTCAATCCGTCTTGCAACGCTGACGCAGCGCCTCAACCAGACCCGCGAGATTGCCACCACGCTCGCCGGCAAGTTCGATGCCGCCGCCTCCGACGATCTCACCCTGATCGCTTCCGAGGCGATCAAGACGCTGGTCTTCGAACTGGTGACGGCCGGTGGCGAAGCGGGGTTTGATCCGAAGGGCGCAAAGGCGCTTGCCGATGCCCTGTTTTCTGCATCGAGAGCGCAGGGCGTTTCGACCGGCCGCCGCCAGAAGGTCGAGGCCGATCTCGCCGAGCGGGCAAAACAAGCCATTTCCGCTGTCGTCAAGAGCAAGGGCATCACCGAACAGGGCGCGCGCGAAATCCTCGATCAATTCCTCGGAGTGACGAAATGAGCGGGCCTATCTCGAAAGAGGAATGGATCAAGGCCCGGCGTCTGTCTACGGACGCCGTGCTGGATCGCATCGAGCGCCGCAAGGCGCTCTTGCCTTATCAGCAGCGCACGGTCGGCCTGCTTGAGAGCGCCGGCTGCGAAGTGCTGTTTGTCGAGAAAAGCCGCCGTATCGGTCTGACGTGGGGATTTGCGTCCTATGCGGTCCTGAAGGCGGCCCGTACCAAAGCCGCCGGCGGCATGGACGTGATGTACATCTCCTATTCGCAGGAGATGACACGCGAATTCATCGACGCCTGCGCCATGTGGGCGCGAGCCTTTAATCAGCTTGCGGGCGAGATCGAAGAAACGGTCTTTGACGATAGCGACGACGAAGGCCAGCGTTCGATACAGGCATTCCGGATCAAGTTCGCTTCCGGCTTTGAGATTATCGGCCTTTCGTCTGCTCCGCGCTCCCTGCGCGGCAAGCAGGGCGTGGTCATGATCGATGAGGCCGCGTTCGTTGATAACCTTAAAGAGCTGCTCAAGGCAGCACTCGCCTTCCTCATGTGGGGCGGTCAGGTTGTGGTCTGCTCGACCCATAACGGCGTCGACAACCATTTCAACGAGCAGATTCAGGACATCCTCGCTGGACGAAAACCGTACAAGCACCTCCGCATCGATTTTGACGATGCGCTGAACGAAGGTCTGTATGAGCGTATTTGTTTGGTCACCGGCAAGGAATGGTCTGCCGAGGCGGAAGCCGAGTGGCGCCAGAACATCATCAAGTTTTATGGCGACGGCGCGGATGAGGAGCTTTTCTGCATCCCGACGCAGGGCAGCGGCACATGGTTGCCCGCCCCCCTGATCGAAGCGCGCATGACGCTGAAGCCGGAAGATGCGCCGATCATTCGGCTGGAGCTGCCCGCAAACTATCTGCAGCTTTCTCGCCTGCAGCGTGCCGCCCTGATGGCACCGTGCCTCCTTCAGCTCACAGCAGCGCTTCAAAATCTGCGGCGGGACCGGCAGCATGCCTTCGGTTTCGACTTCGGCCGCGTGGCCGACTTGTCGGTTGCCAAGCTGCTGTCGATTGACAAGCTGCTCTGCCGGCGCAGCGCCCTCACGGTCGAGATGCGCAATGTGCCAGGTGATGAGCAGAAGCTGATCACCGGCATGATTTTGAAGTCAGCGCCGAGGCTCGTGGGCGCTGCCTTCGACGCCACCGGCATGGGCTGGACGGTCGCCGAGGACATGGGCCGCATATTCGGCTTTAGGGACCCGGAAGGCGGTGGCGGGCTGATCGACCCGATCAAGTTCACCAGTAACTCGGACTGGTACCGGCTTCACATGCCGCCGCTCAAAGCGGCCTTCGAGGACGAAGGCATGCTGGAGCTGGTCAAGGATGATGAGCACCTCGGCGACATCCGGCTGGTCAAGGTCATCAGGGGCATTCCGAAAATTCCCGACGCCCGCACGGGTGAGACTAACAAGAAGCGCCACGGCGACTTTGCCGTGGCACTCGCTCTCGCCCACTACGCCAGCCGCCAGCAGTGGTTCGAATACGCCTACACGGCGGCGAGCGCACTGAACGAAGATAGCGTCGATGACGACGAAGAAGACGGCCATTACGGAAGGCAGCACTGGTGACCACCCGCACATCATCCATACTCGGCCCTGACGGCCGCCCGATCGTTCTCAAGACGTTGTCGGAAGAGATCGCAACGCCCACGGTTGCCGGTGTTCGGCGGACGCATGAGGAGCGCGTGGCCACAGGCCTCACGCCTGAGCGCCTCGGGACCATCCTGCGCGATGCGGCCGAGGGCAACGCTCGCTCCTATCTGACCCTCGCCGAAGAAATGGAGGAGCGCTATCTGCACTACGCGTCTCAGCTCCAGACACGCCGGCTGGCGATCGAAAGTGTTGATCCGACAATCGAAGCCAACGGCGCTCCCGCCAAGATCGTGGAAGCGATCGAGGAACTGATCAATGATGACGGCTTCCTTGAAGCGCGTGGCCACCTGCCGGACGCAATCAATAAATCCTACGCGGTTTGCGAGATGATGTGGGAATACGAGCGCAAGGCCTTGCGCCCGGTTGCCTATCTCGATCGTGACGCCCGCTTCTTTCAGATGGACCGGCTGTCGCTCCGGAACCTTCGGCTTGCGGTTGACGGCTCGATCGAGGGCGAGGAGCTGCCGCAGGCGAAGTTCATCCGCCACATTCCTCGCACCCGTCTCGGCCTACCGCTTCGCCGAGGCATGGCCCGGCCGGCGGCGTGGGCTTATCTCATCCAACAGTTCGGCCTGCAGGACTGGGCGGCCTTCTCCGAAGTCTACGGCATGCCTTTGCGCGTCGGCAAATACAATGCCGGTGCCAGTGGCGCTGACAAGCGCACGCTGCTGAAGGCCGTCGCCTCGATTGCCAATGACGCCGCCGCCATCATCCCGGCCGGCATGGATATCGAGTTTCATGAGGTGAACGGCAGCAATGGCTCGGCCGTGTTCGGCGGCCTGCTTGAGTATGTCGACAAGCAGATTTCTAAGCTTGTCGTCGGCCAGACCATGACATCCGATGACGGCTCCTCACTCGGGCAGGCGAAAATCCACAATGAGGTCCGTCTGGAGCTGCTGCGCGCTGACTGCCGGCAACTTGCCATCACGATCAACCGCGATCTGATCAAGCCGTTCGTGGACCTGAACTTTGGGCCGCAGGAAAGGTATCCCTTTCTGCAGTTGCCTGTTCCCGATCCCGAGGATGTCAAAGCCTTGTCGGAAGCGCTCGGAACTCTGGTGCCACTCGGCCTGAAGGTAAAGCAGGCCGAAATCCGCGAGAAGGTCGGTCTGTCCGATCCGCAGGACGGCGACGAACTTCTGACGCCGCCGGCGACGTCGGCAACATCGACCGTCGAGGCAAAACCGGAACCGAAGCCCGCTCCGAAAACCGACGTCGCCAAGGATGCGAAAAAGGCGGCCGAGGAAGAAGAGGTCAAATCCAAGGTAGCGGCGCTCTCCGCCATCGTCTCGGATCATCGCCGCGCCTGCCATTGCGGAGCATGTGAGGCCCTTGCTGCTGCCGAGGCCGGAGAGCCGGACGCGCTTGAGCAGCTCGATAAGCTCTTCATCGACGCCATGGACGATTGGCAGCAGATGGTTGATCCGATCGTCCAGCCGATCGCCGCGATCGTTGAGACGGCCGGCAGCTTTGAAGAGGCTTTAAAGCTGCTTCAAACCCAGCGCCCTGACGCCACGAAATTGGCAGAACGCCTCGGCCGGCTGACCGCGATTGCTCGCGGTATCGGCGATATCGCGGACTGACCGGCATGGCCGAGATCAGGAAAGCACTCGCACCGCCGGCCGGCGTCGTCAGGTACTTTGACGGAAAGACGAATGCGCCGGCGTTTTCGTGGCTGGATGTGTGGGCCGAGGAGCACGCCTACAAGTTCACGATTGCCAAGGCCGTCGAGCTGGACGTGCTGAACGCATTCCGCTCCACCGTCTCGAATGCCCTCACCACCGGGCGCGGTTATGAAAACTGGAAGCTCGACATCCAGAAGGAACTGGTGAAGCTTGGATGGTGGGGACCGCGCATGGTTTCCGATCCGGAGGGCATCGATCCCGATCGCATGGTGAACTTTGCAAGCGACCGCCGCCTGAAAACCATCTTCTGGTCGAACATGAACTCTGCCAGAGCAGCCGGCCAGTGGGAACGGGCGCAGCGCTCCAAACGGGTGCTGCCCTATGTTCTCTATGTCCGCACCACCTCGGCCGATCCCCGCCCGGAGCATCTTGCATGGGTTGGCCTGATCCTGCCGATCGACCATCCATTCTGGCGAACGCACTGGCCGCCCAACGGCTGGATGTGCAAGTGCCAGGTGCGCATGATTTCCGAGCGTGAGGCGAAAACGCTGATTGGTACCAAGCGCGTCATTGGCAAGGACGAGGACGGCAACGACATTTCCATCTGGTACACGGACGAGCTGCCGGAACTCGGCCCTGACGTTGCCTTTCGCAACCGCCGCACTGGCGAGATCTCGATGGTGCCGGCGGGCATCGATGCCGGATGGGCAACCAACCCCGGTCTCGCTCGCGCCGAAACCCTGATCCAGAATTTCGAGGCGAAGCTTGCCGAGGCGGATCATGGTGACGCCACCCGCGTCCTGAAGGAGCTTTGGAGCGATCCTTATCTGCAGATCGCACCACGGTTGCCGCAAAAGGTCTGGTTGCCGGCGGGACATAACCCGGTGCTGGCGGAGCAGCTCGGCGCGAAATCGCCAGTCATATCCATCACCAGTGAGGCGATCGCCGAGCGCATCGAGCGCCACAAGATGCCGGTGGAGGATTTCGCGACGCTGCCGGATTTGTTGTCTTCGGGGGAAATCCTGCCGGACCTGCGCGGCAAGGAAAACACGCGCTCGATCTTCTGGCGTACAGGAAAGTCGGTCTGGCGCTCTTTCGTTTCAGTCAGCCAGAACGGCTACATGCGGGCGAACTCGCTGCATCAGAAAGACGAGAGGGAGGCAAGAAGGCAGGTGGAACGGGCAGGCTTCAAATGGCCGTGGGAATGAAGCGCGGCAGGGAGGGACCGATTCCGGGGCTTTACCCGGCTCCCTCCAAGGGCCATCTAGGGCTACGGACTTCTCTGCCGCGCTCCAGTGAATATATGCTTATGAGGTTGCCTGCGCAATCATATCCCGAGCATTTTCAGCATTCGGCGGGATTGCGCTTCGGCCGCACGCCGCTCCGACTTATCGACGTTCTCCGGGCCGCAATAGTAATCCAGATTACTGGTATCGCTGCTGTCGGCCGAAAGATGTCCACTTTCGAGGATCACGAACCTCCATGCGCATCCAAGCATTTTGTTGACCCGGATTGCGCCATGACAACCGGTGGAGAGGCAGTAGGCTACGTTGCGCTGCCCTTGGTACTGACCTTTAATGGCTTCGCCGTATTCCTTAACCCAAACATCGCGAGAATACTGGCAGCTACCGGGCTGCTTGCTGGCGCTGCAATCTTGAAGGCCATTCAGATAATCCGTCGCCGGTGGCCAGTCGGCTGCATTCGCAAAACTGCTCATTGCGGCTACAATTGCCAGCGCCAGAACCTGCCTCATTACCCATTTCCCCTTGTTGCGGTGACCTGCACGATAAAACGGCCACAGACGCGCGTGAAGGGGTTCGACGCCCCTTCTTTCATCCACGGTTAAAATTCGCGCCCACGGCCTTTAATCGTGCTTCAATTTTGACGTTGCTCTTGATCCTCGCCCCCCAAGAGGATTAGATGCGGACATTCCCCCAAACGAACTGATTTTGCCGTGCTGACAGGTGTCAGCCCGGGTGCTTGTAATTGATGGCTAGATTGGCCGTCATGATGACACAGCGCCCCGAACCATTCCTTTCCTGCCTTGCTCCTGAAGCGACCCCGAATGCCGCCGATGCGATGACGGGTATCGCCGTGCTTGATGCCTATGCCGCTGATCCGTCCGCCGCGTCTTCCGAGACCAAGCGGGGACCGGAGTGGATCAAGCTTGCGCCGCGAGGAAAGCTGAACGCCCGCGACGGTCGCGTTTTCACAATCGATCCGGAATTGCTCGTGTCGCGCTTCGAGGCGGATGCGGTCGATCTTCCGATCGATATCGACCACGCCACCGTCAAGAAGGCCATGTTCGGTGACGCCGCTCCCGCCATTGGCTGGATCAACAAGCTTGAGGCGCGTTCGGACGGTCTGTTCGGCAAGGTCGAGTGGCTGGAAGAAGGCATCCGCATTCTCGGTGCGCGAACCCATCGGTATGTCTCGCCCACATTCAAGGCCGACGATAACGGCAAGGCCACATGGCTTCACTCGGCCGCGCTTGTTGCTGCCCCCGCCGCATCAATGCCGGCCGTCGCGTCGGCAACCCTCACGACAACAACTCAAACGGAAACGAACATGCTCAAAGCACTCGCCGCCGCCCTTGGCCTCAATGAAGACGCCTCCGAGGCTTCCTGCCTCTCGGCAATCACCACCCTGAAAACCCGCATCGATCCCGCCGTGCATCAGGAAGCGCTCGATAAGATCAAGACGCTCTCGACCGAGATCGAGGACGGCAGGAAAGTCGCCCACAAGGAAAAGGTCGACACGCTGCTGGAAGGCGCGCTGAAGGCAAAGAAGATCACACCGGCACAGCGCGAAAGCTACGAGGCGCTCGCCACATCGACGGAAGGTTTCGAGCAGGTGAAAAAGCTGATCGAAACCCTCGGTGTCGGTCTTGCTGCCTCCAACCTTGATCAGCGCCGCCCCGACGATGCCACCGCGACACTGTCCGCCGAGGACCGCGAGGTCATGACGCAACTCGGCCTGACGGAAGAAGAATTCCGCAAGGCAAACGGCCTGACCGCCGCCTGATCGAAATTTTCCCTGAAGGAGAACCGAAATGACCGCAATGTCGCAGGCCCGCCAGCCGGCAGAGACCGAAGGCCTCCGTTCCACCGCACCCGTCAAGGGCGCAACGACCATTCTGCAGGGCGCGCTGGTCGTGGCCGAGAACGGCCTCGCCTTGCCGGGCAAGGTTGCGGTCGGCCTCACCGTTCTCGGCGTTTCCGAGAAGACGGTAAAGAACGCGGGTGCTGACGGCGCTGAAAAGGTCCCGTTCCGGCGAGGCACCTTCGGTTTCGCCAACCACTCGGCCGACGCCATTGCTGCCGGCGACATCGGCAAAACCGCCTATGTCGTGGATGACCAGACGGTTGCCAAGACCGATGGCACCGGCACTCGCTCGGCCGCCGGCAAGATCATGCACATCGAAGGCGGGCAGATTTTCGTCCGCGTCGGCTTCTAACAACTCCAATCTCAGGACCGTTTTCAATGGCACGCGTCATAACGCCCGAACTTCTTGCCGCAGCACAGCGCGGCTTCAAGACCTCCTTCCAGAAGGGTTTCGCAGGGTACACCGCGATGTACACCCTGCTTGCCACGGTCGTGACGTCGACCGCTGGCGAGGAAACATACGGCTGGCTCGGTGACATTCCGAAGCTTCGCGAATGGATCGGCGACCGCCAGATCAAGTCGCTCTCTTCCAAGGGCTACACGATCAAGAACCGCAAATTTGAGTCAACGATCGGCGTTTCCCGCGACGATATCGAAGACGACAAGCTCGGCCTCTATGCACCGCGCTTCGAAATGCTCGGGCAGTCTGCCTCGACGCATCCGGACGAAGTCCTGTTCGAGCTGGTCAACGCAGCCTTCAGCACCGAATGCTACGATGGGCAGAATTTCTTCGACGCGGATCATCCAGTCGGCCCTCAGGGCGCACAGGTCAGTGTCTCCAATATGCAGGCCGGCACGGGCGAGACATGGATTCTTGCCGATATGAGCCGACCGCTGAAACCGTTCATTTTCCAGAAGCGTCGCGACTATTCGTTCGTTGCCAAGGAAGACGGCAAGACCTCTGACCACGTCTTCATGCGTGACGAGTACCTTTATGGCACCGATGCCCGCGTCTCCGCCGGTTTCGGCTTCTGGCAGATGGCGTATGGCTCCAAGGCAGAGCTGAACGCGGCCAACCTCCGCGCTGCCTTCACCGCCATGAAGGAATTCACGGATGACGAAGGCCGCAAGCTCGGTATTCGTCCGACGCACCTGATCACGGGCAACGGCAATTTCTTCAAAGCCCGCGACATCCTCATGTCCGAAAAGATCGACGGTTCCACCAACACCGATCGCAACCTCGTCCAGATCATGGAAGCGCCGCTGCTCGATTAGTCCTGGCACCCGCGCAATCCCGGCGGCCAACCTCCCGGCCGCCGGGTTTTCCGGCAAGCGGCATGCGTGCCGTTTTCCCGAAAACCCAAAGGAGAAGCGAATGTCCAAGCGGACCACAGCCAGACCGGCCGCAAAGCCGGCCGCCCCGGAAGTCCTGAACGGCTCGAACACGTTGCCGGCACTGATCGAGGTCGCCGAGGGCAAGTCCCTCCAGCTCGGCGCAATCGTGGTCGTTGCTCATCAGGCATCCGGCCTGACGGCGGAGGCTTGGAACGCTCTGCCCGAGGCGGAGCGCGATGAGCATCTCAACAAGACGATCGAGAACATCAAGTCGGCTGTTGCTGCCGGCGCAGAACCTGATCAGGTCATCCAGAAAATTATCGAGACTACTGCGCCTGTAACCGAAGGTGTCAACGATGCCTCGGACGACATGGAATTTGTGACCGTTGAACAGGTGCTGATCGTTTCGGCTCCGGGCGGTTCGCGCCGGCGCGCTGGTTTCGCCTTCGGACCGGAGCCGATCGATCTGACCTTCGACCAGCTCGGCGAGACCGATGAAGAGCGCAAAGCGGTTCTCGACACCCTGCGCGCCGATCCGAAGCTGAAGCTCGACAGCCGCATGATCGAAGCCAGCGACGACGACTAAGACTTCCGCGGAGTGGACCAACGGTAGGTCATCAGGCTCATAACCTGAAGGTTGGCGGTTCAAGTCCGCCCTCCGCAACCAGATACGGGGTGGGAGCGTCGCGAGGGGAAACCCGAAGCCCACCGGTGGTGAGAGTGCCACCGGAAAACAGCGGCAAATTCTTGAGGACCATTTCCATGATCGCCTATGCCACGCTCGCCGACCTTGAGGCACGTTTCCCGAACGAATTGACGCTTGTCGCAGCGGACGAGCAGACCGGCCTTCGCGATGATGACCGCATCGAGAAGGGCCTCGCCGACGCCTCGATCGAAGTCCGCGCCATTCTGGCTGCTCGCTACTCCCCGGCCGAACTTTCCGCCCTTGACCAGAACTCCCTCGATGCGCTGCGCCTCTACACCATGGACATCGCATTCTACCGCATCGCACTTGCCTTCTCCCGCTCGTCCGAGAACATCAAGGAACGCTACAACGCGGCTATCAAACGCCTTGAAGCGATCGCCGCCGGCAAGGGCGCGCTGACAACCACGATTTCCGGCGATGGCGATAATGGCAGCAACGGCGGCGATGTCGGCCAGCACGAAGTTATTCTGGAAGCTCCGGAACGCATGTTCACGCGTGAAAGGCTCGGCCGGATATGAGCGGAATCTCTCTCATTCTGGATGTGTCCGATCTGGAGACGGCCGAGCGGAAGCTTCGGCCGCTCTTCGACTTCGAAGCTACGGAACTCATGAGCGCGATCGGCGCGGTGGGCGAGAACCAGACGCGCCGGCGTATTGCCGAGGAGAAGACCGCGCCGGACGGCACGCCATGGAAACCGAACCATGCCGGCACGCCGATCCTTGTGGCAACGGGCCAGCACTTGCTGTCCTCGCTGGTTTGGACGGCCTCGGCCGAGGAAGCCGAGTGGGGATCGACATGGGAATATGCCCACGTTCATCAGGTCGGCATGACGATCGTTCCGAAGAACGCCGACCGTCTGGCTTTTCAGATCGGTGGCCAAGCCGTCTTCGCCAAGGAAGTCGAAATCCCGGCCCGCCCGTTTGCCGGCCTTTCGGAAGAAAACCGGCGTGAGCTGCTCGATGTCGTCACTGATCATTTCGGAGGGCTGCTGCAATGATTGAACCGAAACCGCTTTCTGCGCTCCTGCTGGATGATCGGCTTTTGCCCCTGCAGTCGGCAATCGTTGCTCGGCTGCTGGCGCTTTTGCCCGGCGTTGCCATTGTGCGCCATCCGGGCAAGGTCGATATTTCCGAGCTGATAGCCAAGAGCGTCGTTGCCGCTCCCGGCGTCGGTATCGGCTGGAGCCGCATTCGCGAGATCGCTATTGTTGACGGCTCCTTCAGCCTTTCCGTCGAGTGGACTGCCTACATCGTCGCCGAGGCAAAGCCGATCGCTGCCAAGCGTGTTGAAAAGGAGGCTATTGCGCTCGCGATCGGCGCACGCCTCCTGCAAATCCTCGGCGACGACGAAACCGCGATGTGGGGCCTGACGGGCATTCTGCCGCCAGAGACCACGCCTCAACCCGAGCTGAAGCCGCTCTTTACGGTTCGTGATGCTTCGCAGGGTGCGGCCTATTACACCGTCACCTGGACTCAGATCGTGGTTGACCTCGGCGAGACCGCATTCCCGACTGAAGGCGGCACGTTCAGCGAGGAGGACAACTGGATCAAGTTCGCCAGTGACGCGACGATTGAAGCCATGCGCCCCTTCATTCCGGCGAAAGAGGAGCCGGACAATGCGTGATCCGGTCGAACTGGAGCTGCGCCGGCAGGCCGCCCGAACCGAAGCTGCAGAGCGTCGTCTGGCGCAGACGGTGCTTTATGGAAAAGTCGCGGAGAAGGATTCCGAAAAGCGCCGTCTTCGCCTGAAGCTCGGAACGTCGAGCAAGGGCGAAGACGTTCTGTCGCCATGGCTGCGCTGGCAGGAAGCCGGCGTCGGCAGCCTTTCGATCCACGGCGAACCGGCAGTTGGCGAGCAGATGATGATGCTTTCGCCATCCGGCACGATCGGAGCCGGCTCGATCGCCATGCGCGGCTCCTATGACCGGGATCACGCCGCGCCGTCGAAATCCTCCGACACCGCCGTCATCACCGCCGGCAAGGGCCGCATCGAGCTTGGGCCTGAAGGTATCAGGCTGATCGGCGATGTCCGGGCAAGCGGCGGGACCTTGGAACACGAGGGCGTCTACATCGGCGAAAAACACAAACACACCGAAGTGCGGCGCGGCGGTGAAGTTTCCGGCCCACCCGAATCCGACAACTGAAGGAAACCTGAAATGGCGAAAGCACCCCGAAACACTCCAGCGACCGACCCGGCCGAACAGCCAGCAGCTCCTGCCGTGGCCACACCTGACGATGGCAAGAAGGACTATGTTGTAACGGAAACAGCGCCCACGCGTGTTGCTGGCCGTCGCGTAAAGGTGGGCGATACGCTCCGCCTGTCCGAGCATGAGGCGCTGGCTGAAGAACTCGCTCAACACATCCGCCCGGCCGGCTCCGATGACAAGGCCGACGCCGGCGCTGACGCCTCAAACGACGTTTAAGGGGCTTTTGAAGAATGGCAGGAGCGTTGCGCATCCGTTCGGGTTTCGACCAGAAGACAGGCAGGATCATCACGGGTCCTACCCATCTTGCACAGTCGCTCGGCAAAATCTGGCACACCCGCATCGGCACCCGGATCATGCGCCTGTCGTTCGGCTCGGACCTTCGGTCGCTTCTGGCCGAGGACTTGTCGCCGGCGCTTGCGCTCCTGCTTTACAACGAAATGGTGGCCTCGGCCGCACGGTGGGAGCCGGAGTATCGCATCACGCAGCTCCAGCTCGTCAGGATGACGGAAGGCGGCGCACTCGGTATTCGCCATGGCGGCCTCTATTATCCCGAAGGTCGTCTCGGGAATTACGATAAGGCCGTGGTTCTCGGCCTGTCGGCGGCCAGCGCTGTGAGGTTCGCGGCATGACACTGGAAACCATCGACCTTTCGCGTCTGCCTGCTCCTGAAGCTATCGAGGCGCTTGATTTCGAAACGCTGCTCGCAGCCTTCAAAGCTCGCTTTTCGACCTCGTGGAATGCGGCACGGGCGAAAGACCCTTCCTTGCCGGCTTATGACACCATCGATCTCGAAACGGACAGCGCCAACATTGCCGGCCAAGCGTGGTCGTGGTTGCGCCTGCTTGACCGTCAACGGGTGAATGACGGCCTGAAGGCCTTGCTTGCCGTTCTGGCCTCCAAAGGCAACCTTGATACGGTGGTTGCAGGCAAGAACGTGCAGCGCCAGGTCATTATTCCCGCGACTGGTGACACTGCTGCCGTCATGGAAGGCGACGTCGCTCTGTTGCGCCGATATCTTCTGGCTTACGACCTTCCGTCTTCGGCGTCGGCCGGGCGCTATCTCTATGATGCGTGGACCGCTTGGCCACAGTCGGATGACAAGACACTTGGGCTTTGGGATGCGCGTGTCAACGGCCGGGCCGTGCATGGCCGGCTCGGTGATACAGACGTTGTGCTGATCGGACCGGGCGGCCGCTTGCTGACCTCCGGCGAACTGGCAATGATCCGGAGCGCCGTCGCGCATCCCGACCGCACACCGGAGGCTGTTGGCCTCTCGGTCATGTCGGCATCGCGGCAGGAGTATCAGGTCGCGCTCACTGTCGAGGTCGCCGCCTCGGGACCATCGCCGGAACTGCTGAAGGCGGAAGCGGAGAAGCGCGTCATTGCCGCAGCGACCGATCGGATCGCGATCAACGGCGAGGTTCCCGCAGCGTTGCTCTCCGGTGCAGCTTATGGGCCGGGCATCGTCAAGGTCATCGATCGCGCCCCGGTGATCATATCCGCCGACCCTTATGCGGTTCCGGTCATGATCGGCCTCGATATCGCCGTCGAGGTGCGCTCATGAGCGAGGCTTTCGAGAAGGCTCTGATTGCCGGCATGACCGACGATCTGCCTGTTCCCTATGACGTCATCATGGACCCGTACCGCACGCCGGCGCGCTTCCTGCCATGGCTTGCCGCTCATCACTCTGTCGATCTCTGGTACGATGATTGGGCCGAGGAGCGGAAGCGCGAGATGATTGCGCAGTGCGCCGGCGTGTCGACCGCCTATCCCGCTTCACCCTTGGCGGCATTGAAAGGCACGCTTGTCGGCCTGAAGCGCTATCTGGCTTTTGTTGATGCCGACATCATTGACCGCATCGCCCATCCGGCCCGGTTCACCTTCGGCCGTGCTGTCATCGGCCGCACGCCGATCGCGCACCAGCCATTCACTGCGCACTACCTCGTGCACGTAACGCTGCGTGCTCCCAAAAACCATTTCCAAATCGGCCGATCTGCGTTTGGCCGTGCCGCTCTCACATCCGTCGATCTTGAGCCGATCCGCCGCGCCCGCCGTGCCATGGTCACCGCCAAGACGCCGGACACCCTCTACACCGTCACCTTCGCATGGCGTCGACCCATCACCCTGCAGGACGCCGTCATGATCGACGGCGGCACTTCGCCGGGCGGTTATCGCCAGCGCCAATATCTTTGATACGAGGACCAGCCTATGCCCCGCGTTACCTTCTCTAATGCCGAAATCGCTGACCACAGCGACTTTGAAAATATCAGCCTGTTCGCGCAGCAGGACATAGATGGCGTCTGGCGGGATGCAATCGGCTATCCAGCTCACTGGTCGCACTTCACGGTTGCCCGAAAGTCCGTGCAAGAGATCACCGTATCGCCGGGTCGATATGTTGCCGGTGAGAAGGTCTACGCGCAGGCAGCGTCCAAGGACGTCAACCTTCAGCTCCAAATTCCGCCTGCAGCGTCTGATCAGCGCTGGGTGGCCATCCTGCTGCGCGGCGAGGAGATCACCGAAACGGCGAGTCGGCCGTTCGAGACATCGCAGGACCCCGAGACATCGATCCCGGTGCAGCGCGTCACCCCCAAGACTGTCCGCCGCATCGTCAATCTGATCGTGCAGGCTGGCGAGGCGAACCCGGTCCCAGCAAAACCGGTGGTGGCGGAGACCGACGCCTGCATCGCGTTCGTCCTTCTGAGATCGACCGGCGTTGATGTCATCGAGCCGGGCAACGCGAGCCGCGTCAAGACGCTCTACGAGGTAGAGGGTCGCGTGACGGCGCTGGAGATCAACCTCTCCGGCCTGTTCCTCCGTACCGAAACCATCGAGACGCAAATCACCAACATTGCCACCCGGCTGACCGATATCCCGCGTCCGGCGATCATCCGCCAGATGCAACGCGACATCGGGGCCGCAAGGCTGAAGGTCGATCTGCCTGACGAGGCCCGCGCCTATGTCTTCGACAACGGTCTGATTCCCGACCGGTGGGACCTGCAGCATGTGGACTGGCTAGCGCGGGTCGAGGAAGGCGTTCGCTTTGGCTTTGCGGCGACCACACAGGCGCGTCTCGAAGTGCAGGCCGAAGACAATCCGCAGATCGCCTTCCGGGGCCGCCGCATGGTTCCGGCCTTTGACGAGGTCGTGAAGATCGAGAACTCGTCCCTCGACAGCACGCTCAACATCTCGCAGCTCGTCCACACGCAAACGACGCTGACGCGGATGGAAGCTTCTCGCATTCGCTTGACCTATGGTCCAACCATGTGGGCCTGTGAAAATCAGGCTGGCTGGGCCGGTTTGGGCGGCGATTCCCGCGTGGGCCAGATGCTCAACGTTGGTGGCGAGCAGTTCGAAGTTGTCGAGATCCGGGCGAACGGCGGCGTGGGTCACCAGACCTATGGCGTGCGCCAGATCCGCTACGAAATCTATAGCGAGCCATATTGGGAGTACGTCACCGAAAAAGTCGGCATGAATGGCTCCATATACGCTCAATCGTTCCTTGTTGCTCAGCCCATGCTGATGACATCGATCGACTTGCATTTCGCCAAGGTTGGACTTGATGGCGATGTCCACGTCGCTGTTGTCGAGGTCTCTACCGGCGGCACGCCATTGTTTGACCGCGTGCTTGCCGTGAGCAAGATTGAACACAAGGACATGGCAGTGGGCTGGGTGAATTGCGTCATGCCGTATACGCTGATGGAGAGCGGCAAACGCTACGCCATCATGACCGTGACCACCGGCGCACATGCGCTGTCTGTCTCCACCGGGAACAAGTACACAGGCGGCACGCAGTTTATCTGCACGGACGGCGTGTTCGCCCAAGGCTCGATGGACATCGACTTCTGCTTCAGGGTGAATGGAGCGCGCTTCCATAGTCCTCGCACCGTGGTGCCGATGCAAGCTCTCAATCTCGCTGACGGCATGACCCAGATCGACATGCTCTTCGCAGGATGGGCACCCGGTGGCACCGCACTTGTATGGGAAATCCGCCCTGCAGGAACGGCCGCGTGGGTGGAGCTGGATGATGGCGACCCCGCCACGAACCCGCTCGTCGGCCTGCCGGCATCGGTGGAGCTGCGCCTCGTGATGGTTGGCACGGCCGATCTTCAGCCGATGATGCAGCTGGACGCGACTGCTGTCTCGCGAGTAGCTCGCAACCGCACCAACATGAAAGCGGTCAGCAAAGCTTTCGATTTCGGTATCTCAACCAGCTCCATCGTCACGCAGTACACGCTGGATGCCTTCGACCCGGCTCATCATACCTTCACACCCCGGATCATGGTGGGCAACAACGTGATTGCTCCTGGCACAACGGTAGTCACGACCGACCCGAGCAATCCGGCGCGGCGAACCTTCGTCTCCACCTATTCGCTGGGCGCTGCCACACAGAACGCCCGCATGCATCTCGCCGCCAACACCGACAATCCTGTCACCGTTCCATTCCTTCAGGACGGCTTCATTTCCGCCCTTTAGCCCGAGGCACCCATGAAAGTTGATGAAAAGAAGACCTATGACGTCAAACTGAAGCGGCCAGTGACGCTCGAACCGTTCCGGCTTCGTCCGCTCAACGAGATCGAAATGTCTGGCTCGGTTTTGAAAACCATCATCGAGCAGGAAGGGGAGGATGTCATTGACTACGCCAACGCGCGGTAATCGCTACCAGCTTCCCTCTTGGCCTCCTACCGAGTTCACCATCGCTCTGTGGAACGAGGTGTTTGGGGACCTTGCCGATCGCATCACCGATCGCGAGCAACTTGAAGCGACCTTCGAGACATTGAAGGCGCAGGGCATTCAGGCGTCGCTGGACTATATTCAAGCGACCGTCGCCCCGCAGATCGTCAGCCTGCAGAACTCTATTACGTTGGCGCAGGAGCAAATTGATCAGATCATCATTGGCGGCAAAGCTCCCGACGCCCTCAAATTCGGCGGACAGTTGCCCGCCTACTACGCGACCGCCGAGGGATTGCAGGGCCTCGTGACTAGCCTTGCCGGCTACCTCCGAACGGACCAGCGCAACGCCCCGGACGGCGTTGCGCCTCTCGGGCTGGATGGCAAGGTACCGATGGAAAACCTGCCCGTAATGGCGACGACCGCTACCGTTGGGGCGGCTATCGCCGGGGCTAATGGCTTGGAAACGCCGGACGATGGCGATGCCTTGGCAGGCACCAAGGCAGGTTCTTCCACGATGTTCCGCTGGACGTGGGGCAATATCAAAGCGGCGTTGATTGCTTTGTTCGATGGCCGCTATTTGAAGTTTGGCAGTGGGGCGATCGATGGCGCGCTGGCGGATGGCGACACCTTCGCTGGCGTGAAATCCGGTGGCTCGACCATGTTTCGATGGACGTGGGGAAACATCAAAGGGTCTCTGACTTTTTTGTTTGACGGTCGATACCTGAAGCTGAGCGGCGGGGCGATCGATGGCGGATTAGCGATCAGAAGCGGCGGGCCTACGCTCAATCTGGTCGACACGGATAACAACCAATCACGCTCGGTACATCACAACAGCAACAACATCGGATTTCTTAATCCGTCTGGCGCTTGGACTTTACAGGTAAACGATAACGGCCACGTGTGGTCGGCAAACTATGGATGGTTTCACGATCGTTTTGCTCAAGCGGGAGCGGAATGCCAGCACAATTCCGGTGTCGTTGAATTCAGTGGCTTCGACACCGGCATCACAGACAGCATAGGGCAGGCTTCGAACCCCTACGTTGTCATTGGCCTGCGGCGCGGCAATGTCGGTTCGGGCAATGCCACCTATCTGCGCTGCGTTGCTCTCAGAAACAGGTGAAACATGCTCTCTCACGATGAACTGACGCTGTGCATTAAGCATCAGCACCCGAACTCGGTGCACATGGTGGATTTCTTTGTTGCCATGCCCGTCGAGGCATCCACAGGACAGCAAACGGGACAGGCGTTTATAGCCGACTGGCTTCTTGAAGCGCCGCGTCCGACCCCTGAAGAAATCGACACCTATGAAACGGTCTACGCCGACATCTTGACGGCGTTTCGACAGCCTACTCCAGCAGCGGTCGATGTTGAGCGAGACCGCCGTATCGCGGCGGGCTTCACATTTAATGGGGTCTTTTACCAGACGCGCCCCGAGGATCGGGAGAACATTGCGGGAGCGGCGGTTGCTGCCCTTGCTGCCATCGGCGCTGGCGCGCAGGTGGGGAATTACCGATGGCACGGAGGCGACACGGATTTCATGTGGATTGCAGCCGACAACACCATGCACCCACTCGATGCTCAATCGACCTTTGCCATGGGACAGGCCGCCATGGCTCACAAGCAGGCTCATATCTTCGCGGCTCGCACCTTGAAGGACATGAACCCCATTCCTGCGGATTTCACCACGAACCCGACCTATTGGCCCTAGCGGTCCAGCGCTGACATATGTCAGCTCAACGGCATGGACATATGCTTTTAAATAGGTCATCAAAGAGGTCTTAAATCCTCCTTTATGTGAAATACTTGAGCGGTGCTGACGCCTGTCAGCACCGGTTTTCCGCTTGACTTGGATAACGTCCCTGACACTGACAATCAGCTTGCAGGGACCGCGTTTATGTCTGGCACCACGGATTTCGTCGGCGTACGCCGGTTTTCCAATCTTCGTTCCACTGTCGCAAAGATCGATACCCGCGACAGCACCAAAATCGGCATTGTTGCGCCGGCACCCACGGCCGACAACGCCGCCTTTCCGATCGATGAACCTGTCAAGCTTTCCCTCGACAATGTCGAGCAGGTGGCGAAGCTTGGTACAGGCGTCGTGCGCGACACCGTTGACCAACTCCTGTCGGAAGGCATTGTCACCGATCTCGCTTTCGTCCGGACGCAGCATTCGAGTGCCGCAACGCCGGCCGACAAGCTCTCCGAAGAGACCAATCACATCGTTGGTTCCGCCGGCGCGAAGACCGGTATGTACGCGCTGCTCGATGCCAAGAGCGAGCTGAAGATCGAACCGGGCATCATCCTTTCGCCCGGCTACATGACTGCCCGCCTTGGTGGCGCGGCCAATCCGGTTGTCGCGGCCGCCCGCGTCGTTGCCGATCGCATCATTGATTGCATGGTGATCGGCGATACGCCGTCCACCTCGGTGGAGGCAGCGATCGAATGGGCCGAGGACTTCGCAACGGCGCTGAACGTCATCGGCCTTTACCCACAGGCCGTGGTCAACCTCGGCGCGGGTAACGTCACGCGGGCGCTATCACCTCACATGGCGGGCGCGATGGTCCGGCGGGACAAGGAAACCGGCGGTCCTTATAAGGCGTCTTGGAACCGACCGCTGACCGGTGTTCTCGGTCCTTCAGTTCCGGTCGGCTACACGGACGGCGATATTTCCTCCGAGGCCAACCAGCTCGCGCAGGCAGGCGTCGGCACCATCATTGAAGGCAATCTACTGTGGGCACCCTTCACCACGGCGACCGACCCGACCGTCAATAGCTGGCGCTCGATCAAGAAAATCCGGACGCGCCGAGCGATCGAGAAAGCCATGCTGCGGCCGATGCGCCAGTATCTTTCCGAGGACATCACACCTCATCTTGTCACCCTGATTTACCGGGCTGCAGACCAGTTCCTGTCTGACCTGAAAACGCTCACCGCCATCATCGACTACGAGTTGATCTGGTCGAAGGCGCTCAATTCGGCGGCGATCTTAGAAGCCGGCGCATTGCGCGTGAAAATGCGGTGGGCAGAAACGCCCGATCTGGTCGATCTTCAACTGTACGATGAGCCGATGCCTGAGGCCTTCGACGTCCTGGAATCGGCGATCGCGTCGGCGCTGGCCGCTCTCGGCAATTCCAACATTCGCGTTACCGCGTAAAGGAGCCTTCACATGGATCGCATTATTCGCGGCGCGAACTGGTACTGCGGCGAGATCAACCAGCGCCTCCGCATTGACGAAACGACGCTGCCGGCGCTGAGCCGGGAAATGTTGCCGATGGTCATGGGCGGCGGCTGGTTCGGTTTCGAGCTGCCGGCGGAAATCCAGCCCCTCACTTGTGAGATGAGCGTCAACGGCGTCCACGAGGACCTCAAGACGCGTTTCGGCCGGGAACCCGGCGACTGGACGACGATCGCCTACTACGAGGCGCTGCTCAATGTATTCCCGGCCAACTCCACGGGTGAGGCCAATGCATCAGCTTCGCCTCAGTTGAAGGGCCGCACGGTCATCCTGAAGGGTCTGCTCAACAGCTTCGAACAGGGCGGCGTGAAGGGCCAGAAGTCCACCGCTGCCACACGTCTGCGCTGGTCTTCCATCGTTCTCTATCAGGACATGATGGATGGCAAGGTCATCCACAAGTTCGACATCCAGAACAACACCCTGATCATCAACGGTGTGAATTACACGGCCGAGTTCAACAATCTGATCTCGGCATGATAGCCAAAGGGCATCGTACATGCAGAAAAGCGACGACACTTTGACCGCCCGCGTGGCGGTCCCTCAGTCCAAGTCGGACCCCAGCGACGTGAAATTCGAAGAAATCCCGCTTCCGCCCCGCGATATGTGGGGCGACACTTCGACGGCAGCAAGCGAAGCGAATGCAGGCTTGCCGGTAACCCAGACGGAAGAAATCACGGACGTCGCCGAACTGGAGTTCGTTGACGTTTCACATCAAATATCGGTTCCACTGAAGTACCCTTTCCGACTGAACGGTCGGGTAGTCAAAGAAGTGAAGGTGCGTCGCCTGACTTTGGGGCAGGTCGATGCCTTCGTACGGCGCGCCGCTACCACCTCCTTCTCGACTTTTGATATCTATGCGGAAATGACCGGATTGCCCGCGCCGATCCTCCGAGGTCTGATTGACGAGGACGGCAACGCAGTTGTCGACGCGGCATACGATTTTTTGCCCCGCGTTCTGAAAGCGGAGAGCGCCTCAACGGAGACCTGAGGCGCTGGCGTACATATGTGGCGCACATCTCGGCCTACCTGAAGACACCGATAACCGCCGTTGAAGACATGTGGTGGGACGATGTTCTTCTTTGGAACCATGAAGCGCGGCGAATTCACAACGAAAGTTTTGGCCTATTGGCCAGCCTACTAGCCCGGAAATAGCCATGGACGTTTCGCTTCGCCTTCGCCTTCAGAATCAGTTTTCGCGCGAGGCCAAGGTCGTCAAGCGTGACCTCCATGAACTCGGTGACGAGGCGAAGAAGCTCGGGCAGGTCAAAGCCGGGAAGCTTGACGCGGGGCTAAAGGAAATCCGCAGAGAGGCCGATCGCGGCGAAAAATCCGTCAGCAACCTAAACCGTGAAGCCCGAAAGCTCGGAAACGTTAACACCGGCACCGCCGTGCGCAATCTTCAGGCGCTCGACAAGGCCGGCAGAAGTGCCGCTGTCGGCGTGAGACACGCGCACGACAAGATGCGGGATATCAGTCGCTTTAACGGCAACAATTTCGAAAAAATGGCAGCTCCCGCAGGTCGGCTGAACAGCACCCTATCTTTGATGGGGGCGAGCGCCTCCAGCGCGTTTGCGGGCTTGGTTGCGTTCGCGTCCGTCGACAACATTGTTCGTGGGTTAGAACAGATGGCTTCGAAGTTCCGGGACCTTAACCGGGAAATTGCTTCTGTCGCCGTCACGGCCGAAACGCGGACGCCGGAGGCTATCGAAAAAATTGGAAAGTCCAACTCGACCCTTTCTCTCCGATACGGCGTTGAGGCACCTCAGGTAAATGCAGCTCGTAAAACTTACGCGGCCGCCGGCGTTGGGCTTGACCAGCAAGAGGCGATCCTCGACCCGACATTGAAGGCGGCGAAGGCTGGTGACAGTACTGGCGAGACGATTGGCAGTGCCGTGATCGCACTCCAGCAGAACTTGGGCGTTAAAGACACCGAAGTTCCCGCCGCACTTGATATGATGGCAAAGGGTACAAAGCTCGGCTCTTTCGAGGTCGACGCTATGGCGAAAAACTTTCCGAAGCTCGCCACGCTTTACGCTGGCACCGGTCGGACAGGTCTTGACGCGACGGCGGAGCTTGTTGCTCTGGCTCAGATCGTGCGTATGGGCGCTGGCACACAGGATCAGGCGTCCACTAACCTCGAAAACATCCTCGCAAAGTTGTCGTCTCCGGATACTGTCAAAAATTTCGATGAAAAGGGCGTCGACATCGAGGCGATCAAAAAGCGCTCGGAAAAAAACGGCACGCCCTACATGCTCGATCTGGTCGACAAAGTGATGGAAATAACGAAGGGCGATGAATTCCGTATCGGCGAGTTGTTTGGCGACATGCAGGCCAAACAAGCGCTTCTTCCACTCATCAATTTCCGTGAAAAGTACAATGAGTTTCTGAAGGAAATCCGCGACAACTCTGCTGGGACCGTGGATGAAGACTATGAATTCCTGCGGAGCCTGCCCAAGGAGCGCGCTGATCGACGTGGCGCGGCTTTGTCGGATGCAGGAACTGGAGTTGGTCAGTGGTGGGACACCGTTTCCAGTCCGTTCAAGGATTGGTTCGCTCGTACGGTAAATCCTGCTTATGCCCGAGAAGAGGATGCCCACACAGAGCGCCAGCGTCTAAAGGAAACGGACATCGGCGAGTTGGAAGCCTACTTGGCAGAACGCCAAAAAAAGCTGGCCGCAATACCCGCTCCAAAAGGCGACGTAGACATTTTCTCCTCGGCGAAGCTCCTTCTTGTTGAGGAGATCATGCAGCTTAAACAGGAGCTGGAATCGGCCAGACGTGCGCAGTCCAACGGCGATCTTGGAAAGAGCACCGGAGCCATCCCCGTACCGATTGATAAGCCGCTCTCAACTGATCTGTCCGGTGCAGCACAGAAATCGATGCAAGGTTACAATGAAGCACTTGCTGCTGAAGGTGACAAAGCTGCCACTGAAGCGCAGATCATCGCCGATCGCATTCGGTCGGCTTTGGATTTCACGGTCGCTCCAACCATCGCGCCGAATTATGTTCCTCCAGCGGCCGCCCCGGCAGCAGCGCCCGCCGGCGAGAAGCATTCTTCGTTGCAGCAATCCAGCAACGTCCGGCTGACGCAGAACATCACAACGCCGAATGCTAAGCTTGCCGCAGTGAAGGCCCGGCGGGAGCAATCGCGTGCGATCGAGCAGGCGCGCTCGCGTTCGTTCTATGACCTCGGTCCGAGGCTGGCATGAGCATCTTTGTTGAAAACGGCGCGCTGATATCGATCGGAGGCGCGAGGCTTTGCATAATCGGGATGAACCCGCAGCGCGTCAGTTACTCTTCTTCAGCGCGCTTTCCGGCCCATCCTGTGCAGGGCGGTTTGAGGTATCAGGCGACCGGTCCGGACGCCGAGCTGGTGACAATAGAGGCCATGACCTTTCCGCATGTTTTCGGTGGTCTGGATTCGGTCGCCATCTTGAAAGCACATCACCGTCGCCAGTCCATCGTCCCGTTCATTCGCCTACGCGGAAATTACCTAGGTGAGGCGCTTGGTCTCTGCGTCATCGAAACGCTAGACTATGATGAAGAGCGCCTGCATCCGATCGACGGCGTCGGTCGACAACTCGACGTGACCATGGGCCTGATCATTCTGCCGGAGTCGACCCCGTTTTCCTCTGTCGGCGTTTCCAGCCTCGGGGATATTCTCGGAGGTGCTTTCTGATGCAATACGTGGTTCCCTATGGCGGAGAACGTCTCGATCGTATTGCCAAAAAAGTCCTTCAAACCGAGCGCGAAGGCACCGTTGAGGCATTGTTAACGGCAAATCCCGGCCTCGCGCATTTGGCTTCAGCGATTGTTCCGGCAGGCACAATCATCACCGTGCCGGAGGATTTCGCGCCGGCCCGCACCGCCGATTTCACTCTGGCTTGGGAGTGACATCATGAAAACGCCGATCGTTCGCATCACGGGCCAGTCCGGAACTGACCTGATTCCAAAATGGAAATCTCTGCTCGAAAGCGTCACCTATACCGATAACGAGGGCGGCGAGGCTGATGAGCTGGAGATCACTTTCGTTGTAGCTCCTCCATTTCCCGCACCGCCGCCAGAAGGCACGCGTTACGTCTTGGAATACGGCTGGGCCGAGGAACGACTGCGCAACGCGGGTGTCTTCACCTACCAGAGTTCCGGCCTCAACAAGTCTGCTGGAGACGCGTGGACTATGACCATTACGGCAAGGTCGGCCGACTTTGTCGAAGCCGACAAGTCTGCCGACCTGGAGCACTATGAGGACACGACCGCCGGCAAGATTTTCGAGAAACTTGCGTCGGAAAGCGGAAAGTCAGCGGTGGTCGATCGGGAGATTGCGAACATCAAAATCCCGTATCGCCTTAGACTTAATCAATCCGCGATCGGCTTCGGGCAGGCGCTCGCAGATGAGGTTGGCGGCTCCCTGAAACTTGCCGGCGGAAAGTGGATCGTAACGGCGAAATCTTCGGGCAAAACGGCAACTGGAAACGCGCTGCCGACGATCGTCATATCTCCTGATGTCGTCTTTGACGCTGGCCTGACATCGGAGGGCCGGCCCAAGTATGGAACCGTAGCGACTGCCTATTTCGATGAGGACGCCGGCGCGTGGGTTGAGGAGGAGACCAGCGGCAAGGGCAAGACCTCCCGGACTTCGGACCTTCATCCAGCGCCATCTTCAGGTGAAGCCAAGGTTCGCAGCAAAACGCAGGCGACCGATCTGGCGCGCGCAACCGTTGCCGGCAGTCTTACGATCGAGGGCGACGTGGACGCAATGGCGGGAGCGCCCCTTTCGTTACCCGGTTTCGGCCAATGGGCAGGCAGCGCCCTCAGCGCTGGCACCATCTCCCACACGTTCACCTTCGATGAAAGCGGTGGCTGGCTGATGACCATCGAGATTGCGGCGAAGAACGAATGAGGGATTTTGGATTACTCAGGAGGGAGGCCCATGCTGTCCGCGACTTTCTCGGCTTCCTCAACGAAGCCTCTGGCCACCGGAAGGGCCTTTACGAGCGGAAATGTCAGGCGAATGGGAGCAATACCGTGGCCGGAAACAGTCATTTCAACACCCATTTTTGTAGAAGTAAAGGAAACATCAGGTGACACAATATCCAGCATCGGCCGCTGAGGCGCATCTGGTTTCAGTTGAGAGTGACGGTCAGACAATATGCGTGCGAAAGCCAGTGATAGTTGTTCCAGTTGTGCAGCAGGGAGATTTATCTCAACCTTCTGACCATCGGGTGCCTCTGCCTTCAACAAGAAGTTCTCACCTTCGACGGTGATACTGATCTGGCCACTTTGCGTCAT